CATCAGACCATGTTTCGCCGGTTCCAGTGTTCTCAGCCTCAATACCAATACTGCGAGTATTCGACCACATGGTCTTGGCTACCCGGCCAGCATGGTTCGCACGGCCAGCAGCGATCACATAAATGGTGCCGTCGCGTCCGATGCCGTAGTTCGCTAACGGCCCTGGAATGCCCGGACGCCCGTGGGTGACTACATTCAGTGACGGGTAGTTACCAGACGCCGGTCCTGCTGTGTGGTGACACATCACAGACTCAGCTTTGACCATTTGCCCGTAACCGCGCTTCTTCCACCCCTTGACCTCTACTACCGGGTAGCCTGTCTTTTTAGCCACTCTTGCGAGTCCTGTGTAGTAGACGATAATAACCACATCCTTTAAATAAGTAATGCCGCCCTATTGGACGGCATGTTTGGTAGAATGGAAATTGCCTTTAACTATTAGAACCCCGCGATTGCGCTAACAATCCGGGGTCGTGGCAACCACTCATGAAGGAAGTGATTGCAATTTCTTATCGTACTTGCTCAATTGACGGTTGCACAAATAAACACGACGCACGCGGATACTGCTCCACACACTACGGTCGATATCGGCGTTATGGCGACCCACTTTATGAGCGCGAAAAAGCGAATTCCACTATCTGCTCTGTAGAATTATGTGAGAGGCTTTCACGTCGGGCAGGTATGTGCGGGAAGCACTACCAGCGGCTGCTACGGCATGGCGATGTCCACTACGTAAAACCGCGAAAGCTTACTTCTCGTGTAGATTTTTTTAATAGCCGTACAGTCCGAGTAGGCGAATGCCTCATTTGGAACGGAACGTTAAATGACGACGGGTACGGGCGAATCCACTTGGGGAACAGTAAATACAGGCTGGCTCACCGATGGATATGGGAAAAGAATTATGGCGAAATACCTGCAAACATGCTAGTAGATCACACGTGTCATACTCCATCATGCGTCGAAATAGCCCACCTGAGACTAGCTACAAAATCCCAGAACGCCCAGAACCGTCGCGGCGCAACTGCTGCGAGTTCCACAGGTGTAAGGGGGGTTCAATGGCGCGACAGTCACAGAAAATACAGCGCAACGGTGCAGTCCAAAGGACATTCGGTTTTTCTAGGCTATTTTGACACTATAGAAGAAGCCGCTGTAGTCGCCGAACAAGCCCGAAAAGACCTGTTCGGCGAGTTCGCTGGTCGTGGTTAGGATCGATCATCCGGGTATGGTGGTATCTGGTCTAGCTGGTCGCGGGTGAGGCCGAGGGATAGGACGATGGCACGGAGTTCGTCGTACCTGTTTCGCCACAATGATTTCATACGACGGTAATGGTCACGTTCGTCGGCTATACGATCAGCTTCAGCTTTCCGGCCCTCCCTGGCTTCTTTCAGGCTCTTCCAGAATTCGCGTCCAACCCAGCCGATAGCCGGGATGATTGCCCCAAGTAGTGTGTAAGTGAGTTCGGGGGACATCGTGCACCCCCCTAGTTGTCGGCACGGTTCGGGTTGTAGGGCCTACCTGCTATCCAGTAGTAACGCGCCAGGATAAGGATGACAGCGAACGTTGTGGTCATCAGTGACATCCACCGTGACCCGCCAGCGAAGATAGTGAGCCACGCTGAGATGAGCCAGTACAGGCCGAGACCGCCTCCTAGTAGCCCTGCCGCGTATCTTTCTACCCAGTACAGGCCTCGGGCGACTGTGATCATGCCGAGTAGCCCACCAGCGCTGATTCCGCCTGCTATTGCGTATAAAAGGATCGGATTGTCTGCGGCTTCCGCGATCGTTCTGGGCGGGTCAAAGAAGTTATATAAGCCCACCAGTAGGGCTATCGTGTACACGCCACCATAGATCGCACTAATGATCCTAGGCTCATGCAAGCGAGCTATGGCACGGCGTATTGGCCCCCATCCGGCGAGTTTCCTGATGTGGTGCTGGGTCATGATTCATCACCGTCTGGTGTGTATGGTTCCCATTGGCTGTGGGGCGTGCCGGGTTCCCAAGCATTGTTGGCGGTGTGAACGTTCTTATACAGCTGGTCGCCCTTGTCGGGGTACCAGACGATCACCCCAGGCTCGTAAGCGTCTTCGTACCCGCCTGGTTGTTTCCAGACCAGGTATTCGCCTTCCTCGACTTGCTCTGTCCACCCTGATACACCGGGTTCGCCTGCGTTGAAGTCGATGTTCGATGTCCAGGTTTTCCCGTTGTGGGTAACGACAGCGTTTTTGCGGTACACGTTGTGGTATCCGGTGACTGGCTGCCACGGTTCGCCGTCTTCATGCTGCACGATGACCCCGGCTTCTTGCCCCTCGTCAAGGAGGGCACCTATTTTCTTCTCAAATACGGTTTTGGTCTGCCGTCGTCCTAGCTCGGTTTCCGCGTCCTTGATCAGCTCGTACAGTTGATCGTTTGTCATGTGTTCTAAATCCAGTTCCACCATTGGTGCTCCTTATACGTCGAGGGGGATGAATGTGTGCACATAGAAATATGTGGAACCAGCAGACGGACCATTCTGTATGTCAAACGCGCCATCCTCACTGATGCGGATTCTGGCAGCGAATGGTGAAATGGATGCCCCAATAGAATCAGAGTGGATGCTGGGGAGTGTGAAACCGAATCGGCCTACACGCTGGTTGTATGTTTCATCGTTGCGAGACAGTGCTCCTGCGATGCGGATCCCCCCGGCCTCGTACCGCCACCGTACCGGGTTGCTTGAGAGGCTCACCCATGACCCGAACGTTGTGAAAGTTTGCCACTCACCAATGCTGGTGTGTAACCAGTCGCCGGTAGTGTTGGATCGCACCCAAGTGCCACGAGCGCGACCACCAGACGGTACAGCTAACGTCCCAGCAGGGTAGGCCCGCCAGTTTGGCAGTTGGTTCGGGTGCTGGATGGCGACGATCCCAGCAGTGTAGGGGCGGTAGCGCTGTCTGCTGGCTTGGCTAAGTAGCTGGTTGGGTTCCCGGTGTACCGTGTGCAAAACGACATGCACCCGCCCGTGTGTGGTTGGTGGGTCACCGGCGTACACTTCCACGTGCACTGGTCCGGTTGGTTCTTCCTCGCGGCGAGGGTCATACGTCAAGCACACGTGGTAGGTGGTTGGGGTAGACACGGCAGGGAATGGTAATTCCATGTCCTCAGTGAGCCGGTGATAAAAGCCCTCTACGATGGCTTCTGCTGAGGTTCCAGCACGGAGCATGAGCGTGTTGCGTTGGTTGGTTTCAGCGTCAGTTGAGTGCCCTTCAAGGTAATACCTGTAACCTGTACTGTTTGGGCTGTCATTGACCACACCGTTATCGCCGTGAATAATGCCGTTTGCTTGGCCTAGGGACATGAGTCGGTACTGGTCAGCCGTAATACCCTGCCCAACCACCGGGAAGGAATACTCAACATCACCAGGCGGCTGGTAGTACGGGGTGACAAGCTCATCGAGGGCATCTAGCCTGTGGTCTTGTAGAATGTCATAAGCTGACGGCTGCTCAGTCATAGCGGCTCCTTAAATAAATAAACCGCCCAAAACGAGCGGCTAGGGGAGTAACGTTTGGTTAGTTGTTTTGTGTGCGTCGCAACTCAGCGCGTAACTGTTTGATCAGCTCACGGGCTTTATCACCATCAGGCTCTTCCATCACAGGGCCAACGGACACTTTGTAGGTGGTGCCGTTCTCATTCCAGTTCAGCTCAACCCGCTGCAACGTATCCGAAATGTTGGTTTTACTGTTGCGGTCGGCGCTGTTGAGTTGCACAGTGATCAGGTCGCCCTTAATGAAGTCACGCCCATACTTGAGCCCAGCCAGTGTTTCGGTGTCAATGGTGATGGATTGTTTCTCAACATGATCAGCCAGGGTGTCTTCACCGGCTTTGATGAGTTCGTCGGCTTCTTCGGTGTCACGTCGGTCTTGGAAGATGAGTGTTTTGACTTCCCAATCCGTCTGATCAGACTCCACCAGGCGTAACATACGGTCTGTGCCTTCACCCTGCCCAGCTACCAGCACACGTGACGCTGTTGGTGCTTCAAGGCTGTAGGAGATGTCACCCAGCGACCCGTTATCCTCACGGAGCCTTATCGACCTGGTGTAGTCATTCGGTTCGCGCACACCAAAACGGATCTCACTGGTTTCATGGTCTAGGTATGAGAAGAATACGACGCCAGAGTTTTTACTGACGTCCTGTAGCTCTTCCAACAGGTTCTGGAATCGGGAGTTGATCGTCACCGTCTCGCCGCGGCCCTCAGACAATTCCACGATGATCGGGTTGCGATTCTCAGCACGTGGCGCGTTTTGGCTCACGTGCAGTCGTACGGCGTCTTTGATCACGGTTTCAGCTGGGCCAGTCTCACGGTAATAGGCGCGTGCTGTCTGTGAGGTGAGCGCCCGGTCAGGTGATGGCACGGTGATCATGCCATGCACATACGAAAGGTGGCACTCGAAATGCAGCTCAATATCTTTCAAACCGCTGCTATTCGTCTCTTGGTACTGTTTGAGCTTCCCCGCGATGATCTGGGTTTTGCCGTCGTAGACAGCAACATGACCGCCTTCGAGCTGGTAGCGCGGGTCAGTCTCAAAACGCCGCCACAACGGGCTGTTACCGTTCACATCGAGCACACCAGTAGACACGGCGTTATTTCTAATGACCGCGCTGCCACCAAGGATCGGGATACGCCCCAACCTTTGTAAGTGCCGGTTGTAGAAGTCAGCGTGCACCACTACCGACCACCACCGATCGCATGGAAAAACGCTTCACGATACCTGATCAGAATCTCGCTTTGCTGGGTGGCACCAACCATGCTCACATGCACCGTATTCCGGCCAGGATGCAACGGAAAGAAATCATCATCACCAGGGTCAATACGATCCCAAATCGGGGTCCCATCAGCCAACGTAATATCCTGCTCTTGGGGGCGTGTCTGAATCAGGATCGGCTCACTAACCCTGCCCTTGACGAAAATACGTTCACCCTTCGCATTCTGAATCAGCAAATCCTCACCAGGCGGGGTAATCACCCCAGACCAATACGCCGGAGCATCACCATCCACCTGGAGTTCGTATTCTCCTTGGACGACTGACCCGCCGATTCTGACGGGGAAGAATGGGAACTCATAACCATCAGGATCAGGTTTCGCCGTAATGAACTTCTTCTCCATCTGACCTAGACGACGCCGCAACTCACGCACTTGTCCGTACCAGTAAGGGTCAACAAACCGGCCCGTAATACTGGTGCGCCAGATGTGATGATTCACCCGCACAGGATCACCAAGACCAGACTCAAAGATCAGTCTGCGTGACCGGGTTTCCTGACCATACGGGTCGTAAACGACCACCTCAAACTGGTACGGCAACCCATCCTCATCACGCTGCCCAGGACGCACAATATCCACCAAAGCATCAAACATCCCAGGCAACGCAGACGGCACAGGCGACACGAGGGTGATCGGCAAAAACACGTCACCCTCAGCAAGCCGGGAATGCCGCGCCACGCTGCCACCACTGGCCAGAGGGGCCGTCTGCAACTCCACAGGAGCCACACCCAGGCCCTCAACTTCTGGTTGGAGTATGTAGCCCTCACGCGCCTGGTTATGGTGCAAGCGAATCCCATTCTCCACAGGCTCACCAGCACGCACAATCGACACGACAGGCGGCTTATGATCCCGACGATCACCCACCGGAGACTGGAACACCGGAGCCATCAACGGATTAGAGCTAAAAGGCATACAACCCCTCCCTTACAGCACCGGAGCCAACGCCGCAGCACGACGAGCATCCTTATGAATCTCACGGGCAACCTGCTCAGGCGAATGCGCCCACACATCCCCGTTAATCGTCACACCAGCCTGACCACGAGCCGCGAAATTCTCGGCCATACGATCAATCTGCGGTTTATTCACAATCCACTCAGACTCAGGCCGATTATTCAGAATCATCGACAGCCCACGAGGAAGCTCACCACCGTTATCACGCAGCAACGGCTCAACCAGGCCACCATCCGCATACCAGCCACGCTGACGATGATGCATCCAAGCCGACATCGGAGAACCATAGCGGTTTCTAATGTAGTTCAGGCCCCACTCGGCCTGCTGCGATGCCGTCTCACCAGCCGGTCCATGAATGCTCGTCATCTTCTGGAACAAACCACGCGCCGAACTATTCGGGTTCGCCGCGTTCACATTCCACGACGACTCGGCCTGAATCAGCTTGTCGAGCGCAGTCCACTGTGAACCAGAATCCCACCCGTACCGGGCTGCAACATCTTTCACCTGCTGCTTCGCGTCACCAGTGCCACCGCCCTCATTGTCGCCATTCATGCCGATAATGCCGCCCAGCCAGTCAATGACCTTATTGATAGCACCAGTGGCCGTCTGTTTAGCGGCGTCCACCATGAACCCGCCTAACGGGAATTTCTCAGAGAACCAGCCACCAACTTTGTCCGCCAAGGCACGTAACGGGGCTAACGGGTCAAACCAGCCTTCACCGCCCGAATCTGAGGCAGGCAGCCCGCCCATGTACTTCAGCGGGTCAACGGGCTTGCCACCAGTCCAGGTTTCAAAGTGCAAGTGAGGACCAGTAGACCGGCCAGTGTTACCAGACAGGCCAATCACCGCACCCTTAGCGACCTCATCACCCACCGACACCTGAGACTTCGACAAGTGCCCATAGTAGGTGTTTCGGTTACCCGGGTGTGACAACAGCACCCCAATGCCCGTACGACCATTGACCACGTTCCAGCCAGTGCGAGCGACCGAACCAGCCAACGCAGCACGAACCGGCGTACCCACCGGCACAGCCCAGTCCACACCAGCGTGCGGGTACCGACCACGAGACGCACCGAAACCGGACGTGAACCGGCCATTGACCGGACGAACTAGGCCGCCAGAAGCGTACCCAGGGAACCGGCCAGTCTTATTCATGTAATCCAGGCCAGCCAAACCGACCTGAGCCCGCAGCTTGTTGGTTGCCTCTTTATTCAGCACATACTCATCAGCGTGCACAACACCGGCAGGTTCATACTTCGACCCAGGGCCAGTCCACCCACCACGAGCGTAACCCTGCATCCATTTAGGAACAGGCACCGGATCAACTTTAAGATCCATGAACGGGATAAGCCCGATGAGTGCATTGAACCCACTAATCAGCCCATCATTGATGACCTTCTCAATAACGAACTTGATCGGTTTCGCAGCAACCCCTTTGAGGGTGTCCCAGACTTTCTTGATGTTATCGACAGCGGTGTGGAACTTGTCCTTCAAGTCCAGGACGGTTTCACCAATTTTCTTGAAGGCAGGTTTGAGAACTTCTTCCCACACCAGTTTCATGCCACGCATAATGTCGTCCCATTTTTCACCAATCCACGAGAAGATTGGTTCAAGAACGTTCTCCCACAACCAAGTAGCCACCGTGACAATGGCGTCCCAGGCTGGTTTCAGGATGTTCTCCCAAACCCACTTCATCGCCGTCATGAGTTGCTCCCAGCGTTCACCAATGTAAGTGAACACCGGTAGAAGAATTTTTTCCCATAACCAGGTGGCGACCGTGACCAGCATGTCCCAAGCGGGTTTGAGAATGTTTTCCCAAGCCCACTTCATCGCCGTCATGAGCTGGCCCCACCGCTGACCGATATACGTGAAAATCGGTGACAAGATGGTTTCCCACAACCAGGTAGCGACAATAACGATGGCGTCCCAGACGGGTTTGAGGATGTAGTCCCAGGCCCATTTCATGATGTCCATGACCGTTGACCAGTGCTCACCAATCCACGAGAACACTGGTGAGAGAACGTTTTCCCACAACCAGACAGCTACCGCCGCGATAGCATCCCAAACAGGTTTGAGAATGTACTCCCACACCCAGGCCATAGCTTCGACCACGTAATGCCAGTGGTCACCAATCCAGGTGAACACAGGTGAGAGCACGTTTTCCCATAACCAGGTCGCAACAGCCGCAATGCCTTCAAATACGGGTTTGAGGACGTTCTCCCACACGGCTTGGAAGAACTCCCCAAGGGACAAGAACAGGCCCATGATGTAGCCAAATAGGGGGGAGATGATGTTCTCCCACAGCCAGGTCACGACCGTGCCGATGACCTCAAAAACGGGGGACAGGTAGTCCTGCCAGACTTGGACGAAAACATCAGCAAGCCAGTTCCAGGCTTCACCAATCCAGTTGATGACCGGCTGGATGACGTTCTCCCATGCCCACGTAAACGCCGTCGTGATAGCGTCCCACGCGACCTGCACAGCGTTACGGAACCAATCAACATTGTTATAAGCCCATATCAGGCCAGTAACAAGCGCGGCAATCGCCGCAACCCACAACCCGATAGGGTTCAGTTTTATTGTGCCGTTCAACAGGTCGGTCGCCGTGTCCATGATCTTCGTCCAGGCAGCAGACAGCTTCACAGCAGCCGTGTACCCAACAAACGCGGCAGCAACCGCACCAATAGCAGCCGCAAACGCTTTCACCGCACCGGGATTATCGACCATCCAACCGATGACGTTGCCAAGCATGTCGCCAGCAACCCGACCGAACTCTTCGACCTTGGGTGAAATGTCTTGCACCCACTTGTAAAAGCCTTGGAAGAACTCTTTCAGATACGGGTACACCTCATTGATGAGCTTTTCACCTAACTGGCCCACAGCGGTCCATGCCAGCGACATGGCACCCGTCATGGTGTCAGCAGCCTGCTCAGACGAGCCACCAAACTGCTCTTCCATGACCTGCATGAATACATCAGCTGACACTTCACCCTGAGAGACCATCTTGCGGAACTCCTCCTGAGTCACCCCAAGAGAATCCGCAATAGCAGCCCCAACATACACTCCGTTTTCTTCCAACTGGTTCAACACATCACCAGTCAGTCGGCCAGATGACGCGACCTTGTTCATCATCTGTCCCATAGCCCCGTACTCAACGTTTGCTTGAGTAGCGGCATCGGCGGTTAACCGTAGGTAGGCTTCAAGTTCTTCGCCTTGCTCGACACCGGCTGCCAGTGCTCCAGCAGCAACGTCCGCGCCCTCCGAGTACAAGAACATGGTGCCATCAAGTGCGCCTTGCACATCGGTCATGATCTGATCGACCTCTTGGGCTTCATACCCCAGGCCCTTGATTTTTGCGGTCGCATCCTCCATCGCACGCAACCTGCCGAAGCCCTTGGTGATCGCGGTGCCAAGGGCGGCACCAGCCGCTACGCCACCCCACTTCAGGGCCTTCGTGGTGCCATTGACGATGGCGTTCCCAACATCAACGCCCCGTTTGGGAGCCTGCTTTGCAATAGGCTTGCCTAGGCCATCACGGACCTTCTCTTGGACACCTTTGAACGTTGGCTCAACCAGGACACCAACGCGCCCAATAATCCCGTAAGTAGAAGCCAAGGCAACCCCCTTAAACACCAAGGGCCACCCCATAACGGAGTGGCCCTTAGCTACAGATTCTCTATAGTGTTATGATGCGTCCATAAAGAAGTCAGACCGGTCAAACCCGAACTGCTCAGCAACAGCTAACCCGGCCTCTTGCTCTTTACGCTCAATCAGCTCAGACACAAGCGTTTTCGGGCGCGGCTCAGGTTTCATCTTCGACGGCGATTTCACGCCAGCCTGACGTTGCGACCACTGGATCTGAGCCTTCATCAAATCAATCAACGTGGTCAACCGCTGCTCCAAAGGCCCGAACTCGGCAACAGACGGGCCATCATCCGAGCCCTGAGCCTCTTGCCTCAACTGAGCTTCCGCGATCATGTCCGCGTAATCAGGATCATTCAACATCGCAGCACGAAACCGTGACGCCCACGGTAACTGCTCGATCAGCTCTAACGTCGCCCTCCATCGACCTGACTCAATCCACTCAGATAAGTCCACCCCATAGACCTCCGCTAAATCAGCGCGGATCTGTGGGGTGAACTTCTCCAAGTAGTCAGCGAGGGCTACTATTTTTCGGCATCACCGTACAGGGAATCATAGTATTCACGATGCTGGGCCATCATCTCGCCCATCTCGTAAATATCCATTTTCCCGTCTTCGACTTCTTTCTCAATCTTTTTGAAGTCATCCTCGGACTTGACTACAGCACGCACAGCTTCACGCCACGGCACAGCACCATTCACCGCACCGAACTGCTGCATCTTCTCATAATCATCCGGCGACATGGTGGTCGGATCACGGAACGTCACAATCTTGTTCCCAGACAACGCGAAACGGAAATCCTCAATCGTTTTCCGTTCTTTACGGATCGCGCTAATCGAACCGTGAACAGTTTTCTTATCAGACATGGTATGAAACCCCCGGTTAATGTGTTGTATTACTTACTTACTTGCTTGTTTTGGATTCAGACTTCGGTGCGGCCTGCTTCGGTTTCTGCACCGTGAAACCCTCATGTTTGAGCTGGTTAATTTCAGACGGGCTATTCGTCGTCACAACGATGTCCCGCTTCAGGTCTTTGTCGTACTTTTTGAGAGTCGCCACAAATAGCTCCTAAGAATCAGAATCTTCCCCCGGTATCAGGAATGGTTGGCCGAGCACCGGGGGACACCCGGCCAACCAAATCAATTGGCTATCTTCTACTCTTGCGCCGCTTCTAGAGCTTCTACTCGGGCCACAAGGTCATTCCACTGGGCTTCAGTAGGGAAACCATCTTTGCCGTCAGCACCAGGCTCGCCTTTGTCGCCTTTGTCGCCTTTAGCGCCATCTTTACCGGCAGGACCAGCATCACCTTTATCACCCTTCGGCCCAGGGGTCAGCTCGATCTCATCAACATTGGTACGGACTTCCTTGATCGCATCATAAACAGCGTTATGATCCTCAACATGGGTCTCCGCGCCCACGACCGCCTTCGCTGGCAGTTCCACATTCCATTCAGCCATCACAGGCTCCTTTCAAAATGATTAGAAAAAATGAGCATCCCGGTATCAAGCTTTTAGTAGCTTGAGAGATACCGGGCAGTTATTCCCCCGAACCACCAGTATCAGTTCCCAGGGCAAAGCCCATTTCTTCCACATGCTTCAGCACACCAGTGCCTCCGAAGTAGTGACGAACCGGTGTGCCCGTCGCATCATCCGGCAGGATCTTCAACGTGATCGACGAGCCCACAGGGTTCTCACTGCCCCAGGTCTCCTCACCGCCCTCAGACAGCTTCACTGACCCGTAACCGCGACCAAGCAGCCACTGATCAGAAGCAGGCCCATCAGCACCCACAATGATCAGCCCGTACTCTTCATTCACTGGCATGTCCGGTTCATCGAACTGGAAAGCACCAGTAGTAGGGTCAACAGTCACATCATCAAGATTCACACCGTATTTGAGTTCCAGCATGTGCTTACGGCCAGTTTCCAGCGGGGTGAATGTCACGGAGCGAGCAACCCGAACCACGTCTTCACGAACCTCGGAAGCATACCCCAGCGCATCAACAGTTTCGTTCTCAACCTCACGCCCGAATTCGTACCCATCGGGGGTCACCATACCGACCGGTTTACCGCCCAGAGCCTTAATGTCAATGAGCTCACCACCGTCATACAATGATTCAGGCAATGGGACATCATCCGGCAGCAGGAACGCAACCGCACGCTGCACCTTACGAATGAGCTTGCGCTCATCCGCCTCAAGTTGAAGTTCTTTAAAAGTAGCCACTTTTTACCCCTTTCATGAGGGTCGATTTTGTGCACAAAAAAGACCCCAAGAAAGCAAGGGGTCTTGATGGGGAATTATTCAGTTATATAGGAAAAACAGGATTAGACGGGCCGGGCAGTCACCATCACACGGAACTGCACCTGATTCAGGGTTTCCGAGTAATACGGCAACTCGTGTGGCGGCTGGTCAGGCTGAATTTCATCCAAATAACCAGACGGGGTTTCAATATCAACCCCAATCAGGGACGCATGAATAGACTCAGCCAGGTTCGCAGTCGGAGCGGAACCTTCCCCATACACGGTGACCACAATCCGGTCAGTTCGATCAAGGTACCCCTGCGTGCCCGGTTCCATGTCCACCACAGCCAACGGGTACGGACCAGACGCCGAGCCACCATCGTCGACCGGCATCTGATAGTAAGCCCGAATTATGTGGCCCACATGCTCAGCCTTATCAATCAGGTCAAACACCGCAGACCGCGCATCGGGGAACACCAGAACATCACTCATGAGCGCCTCCCCATAGCTGTAGCCGTACGCTTCAAGATCTCGTCGCGAGCATCGCGGAAATCACGCTCAGATTCATAAGCTATCGCCCCAACACGGGCCTCATTATTGCGACCAGACCGGACCGTATACGGGGAAGCCCCATACTTGGAATATCCGGCAGATTCAGCAGCACCGGCCAAGTCACGAGCAGCTTCGACCATTTTCTGAGACATCGCCCCAGAATTCCCAAGTGAACGGAGCCCTGACTGCCACGGCTCATACCAGCCACCGCCGAACAATCTCCACCTGAAGGCCATCACACGCTCCTAATCGGCACGTGAACACCAAGAGGGTATTCCAGTGGTCTGCCATCTACGGCCCATTCACCGGCCATTCTCTGCCCTTCTGGGATACGGATACGATCAGACGACCGGAAACTGAACTCAGGGTCCGGGTCGCGATAGAGTGCCATATCAGTGCTGGTGACCATGAACTGCTCACCCTCCGACGTGGCACGCGGACCAATCAGGCAATCAGCTAAAGGAATCTCTTCCGTTGGCAGCGGATTGCCGCGAGGATCACGACCACCACCACGCAGAACAACCACGTCGCACTTCCACCAGCCCGGTAAAGAGGAAACTGGGAACAAGGAAATTAAACCCATGTCTCACCCTCTGCCGCACGCAACCCGACAGGACGAGTGGAGCCACCGAGCAGGTCAACCGTGAATGACTCCTCGTCCAAACCCAGCAGACGGCGATGCATTTTCCTGAAGTACAGGTCTTCGCCAGGATTCGAGAATTGCATCGTCTGACTGAACGGGCCGGTGCTGTTCGTGAACTGAGATACCCCGTGAGGCACTTCAGCGGTATTCATGGAATTTCTCACCATGTCACACACCACGAAAGTTACAACCTCACGGAGCACCTCATCATCTGAAATTTCATCGTCAATACTCGGTTTGAGGCGACGAATCAACAGACTCGACGTAGCGATTCGACGTTCGGCAGTTTCCTTCTCATCAGGTGACAGTGGACGCCATTCAGCTTCCAAATCTTCGATAGTTGCGAAAGGCTCCACAGCACACCTCCACTATTCTGATTCCTTCTGAGCCATCACAGGCTCCTTTTAAAATGATCAGGAAAATGAGCCCCCGTTACCAAGCGTTTAGTAGCTTGTAAGGTAACGGGCTGTTATTCCCCCGAACCACCAGCAGCATCTGCTTCTGTGATCTTCACGAAGTGTTCTTCGGAGTCCAGGAGGAACCCGTATTCAGCTTCAGTACGGATCGCTACAAGGTTGTTCTCCCACAAGGACACAAGCTGGCCGTCAATGGTCACGGTGGCCTGAGTGGAAACGTCATAGCTGATACCCGAGGCAACACCCCAGATAGCTTTAGACCAGTCACCAGCGAACCCAACCACGTTATCGCGGCCAATGTCCTCAGAGAACACAGCAGGGCGACGCAGCAGACGACCAGAGTCCAGCGAGGTGCCAGCATAAGGGGACTCAACAAACAATGGACGGCCATTCAGGTCCACAGCACTATTCAGGACAGGCTCAGTGGTGTCATCAAGTACCCAACCGGTGAGTTTGCGCTTATCGTCCACCAGGACTTGCAGCGCCCCGTTCAGGTCAGCGTAGATCCCACCGTCAGCCTGAGCAGCAGTACCCAGGGCAACAGACTTCGTAGTGTCGGCAATAGACTTGTCAAATGGACCAGTCCCAGTACCATCGCCACCGATACCCCACAGAGCAGCGTAGTCAAACGCTACCGCGAAGGCTTCCGCGATCTGCTCACGGTACAGGTTGATGTAGTTACCAGGGTTAGCGCGAACAACCTCAGCGGATGCCACAGTGATAGCAGCGATCTTATGAGGCTTGAACGAACGCAAACCGATCTCACCCTGGGTGCTTGGTTTCCGGCCACCTTCATCTACCCAGTTAGCGGTAGGCTTCGAAACGACCTGACGGAACTCAATACCGTTAGGACCGACCGGAACCTGACGAGCAAGCGACTGTACAGCCGACTGTTTAGCAGCAGCAGCGAAATAGTCCTGCGCCTGGTCGGGTTTAATAAAACCGGAAAAATCACCAGTTAGAGTTGGGGCAGTTTGTGCCATTATGATCTCCTTAGATCCCTAGAGCTTTACGGAGCGACTCTTCAATGCCGTCTCCATTCAAAGGAAGCGCTGTAGGTGCCCCACCTTCAGACGGGATCACATACTGCGCTTGTTCTGCCGCTTTCGATTGTTCAGCGGCTTCAATGAGTGATTTGACCTTCTCCGCAGACGCCAACAGTTCTTCCTCAGAGTCACCCTTTACAAGGTCGTGGTACTCTTTCGGGATTTGCTTTGTAGCGATCACACTCAACCTGGCCTTGTCGCGCTCAAGTTCCTGGGCGCGCTCTTCTGCCTGCGCCGCACGCTCGATTGCTTTTTCGATCTCGGTTTTCTTTGATTCTTCGATCTCAGCGAGCTTGTCAGCAGCAGACTTGTTTTCTTTTGCCCGTTTCTCCCACTTCCGAGCCTCAGCTTGCCAGTCGGTCTCCTGTGCAGGAGCCTCAGATGCTGATGTCTCTTCAGGGGTAGTCGGTTCAGTGTTTGCGTTTTCTGGTGTTTCACTCATCTTATGTTTCCTTCCCGTGCGGGATCAGCTCTAACCAGTCAGCCGTGCGGCAACCAGTGAGAGAGGATTTGTTATATAAAAAAGACGCCCCACCCGTGCGGGTCGTAGCGTCAAAACTTGTGTTGAAAAAACTTATTTGATACCGAGTTCGGCACGCATCGCAGCCAGAATGTCGCTGGTCTTATTCGCGGCAGTATGTTGCCTGCCGTCTTTCACCCAGTAATGCTTCTTCTTGAGCGTTCCATCTTTGAGACGGGTTTCTTTCCACCGAAGCGAACGACCTTCGTCAGAGTTCTTCGACGCATCCCTGTAAGCTGCTAAATGCTGTTCCTCTATGGCGGCTAATTCTGCCTGATTATCTTTTGTGAGGATTACAACTTCACAACGACAGTAATCATGGAATTTTTCCCCCAGTTTGCGTGAGCCGCGAGGCCGAATGCCCTTCGCAAGACGGTGAGACCCAATAGGCTTGCCACGTCCAACAACGCCTGACGCCGAACGTTCCGTATAGACAGCGCCTCTGGAAGCGATCATGCTGCAAAATGCACAACAGCCAGGTTTAGGGACACGCTGCGCGCTGTAATAATCGTCCCGCTGGATCTCAGCATTTCCGATCATCGTGTCAGCTGCGATCTCCGTGAGCGTCTTCGTGACACCGCCAGCCAGCCGCGAATACACGCTGTCATCACCCAACACGTCAAACACGTAATCATCGGCTCCCCAATCCACCAGGGAACGCCAACGATTAGGATCTTCGAGCATGATGGTGTCTGCTGCGACCGGCTTTGCGACCTCTTGCAACTCCATGAGCTCATCAAAAAACTGAGCGGCAACCATCGAAGTCGCCCCAGCATAGGTGTCGCCTAACTCGGGAAGAAAATCCATCAACGCTTCACGCTGCACCCTAGGGGACTCCGAGAGCACCGACAGCATCAGTGCGTCCAAATCCTCCATCGCCGCGTCACTAATACGTTTCCGCAGCGCAGAGTAGGCGTCAATCAGACTGGCCGGAATCATCATCATTCATCACCCCGGCATTCGCGGCCTGCTGAGCGCGGTCAGACTGCGGCCCTTGATACTGAGCGATACGATCCATGAAAGAAGCCACAGTTGAACGACGCTGCTCATCACGGAACCTACTTATTTGCTCGCGAGTCAAGCCTGCTGACTCTAAGCCCACATCGGACTCAGCGAACCCAGGAATAGCGGATGCACGCTTCACAAACGCATCAGCAGCAGCAGTCGGTGAAGTCATCGAAGGATCAGTGAACATTGCTGTCAATCGGCGCAACTCAGAATCCGATTCGTCAACACCATCCCGTAACCGAACAGCCATACGAACAGCCTTCGCTGCCCCAAAGCCAAGGCTTTTATTGAACTTCCGAGCGTCAATGATCAGGTCTTCCTTCGCCGCATAGATCGCCTCAGCAGACGAAGGATTGTCCTGGACAACACCCAAGGATGAGACAGACAAACCCTGATCACCAGCAAACAAGGTAGCCCACATCCGCAAATGGTCGGCGTGTGGTTGCGGCGAAGCTCCCTCGAAGCGTTTCACGTCCGGAACTTCCTGGGTATCAGGATTTTCAGTCATCCCAAAGACACGACCCATAACAGCCTTGAAACGGTCATTCCCCACAACTGATCGCGCTGTTGCCCCGAGAATCCAATACTGCGGGCCAGCAAAACCTTCCGCTTGAACTTCTGACCGCACAATCGTACGCAACGCCGCATCCGTGTAATACATCGCAGAACGGGTAATGCGGGACTTCCCAAACGGGCGCTTCAAATCCGGCTTATGCACCAGAGGGGCCACAGAAACCTCACGCAACGGGTTAGGGCGCGCATCCACCAACAGCCGGTTACCTTCAACCAGCAACGTCACGGTTTTTTCCGGTAGATACATGACCAGCTCAATAGGGCGGCCCACGTCATCGGTATCAACAATGGAAATGAAGCCCTTCAGCCCACGTCGCCGATTATCCCAAATCCCAGCCGAGGCGTCAGCGGCCCGCGGCAAAATCAACACCTCGGGCTCACCAGAGGCAACATCGCCGTGCGATACAGACAAAAATGAGCAGGCATGAATAGCCGCAGATTGAGCAGCCTGGGGGAACTCAGCATAGAAGTTGTTATCAGCCAGGATGCCTTCAATATCGAATGGATCATCGGGAGCCCCAGGAGTAATAAACCCCTCAAGGTTTGACCGATCCACGAGAGCAGACACGCCTTTCGCCGGCCACTCCAACGTCTGGTCAAAACCCTGCAAACGGTCAGGGATAGCGATACCGAAGTCCTTGAACGCTTGCTTACCGTCGTAGTAGACAGACCGCAGCACGTTCCGTGGTCGCTTGTCTTCCCAAACTCGTAACAACCGACCCAGCATGTCAGTATCACTGTGGTCCAGCCCGACAGGAGGGTTCTGTCCCGTATGAATCCCAGCGGGAACTATCGTCATAGGACGTCCACCTCCATCTCAGTGCTTTGGTTGCCCGAAGGTTTCCTAGCAAACTTGATCGCCCCAAAATGGGCGCAAACGCAACTAATAATTGGTGTTAAATCAACTTCCAGGTCATCTCGAGTAAACGCCCACGCCCCAGCTTTCCCAACAGGACGCTTCGTTGCTCCCATCACCGATATATTCAACTCATCTTGGTCATAATGGGTAACTTCCTCCTGCACCACCGCATCGTGCATCCCCATACAAGCTTGAGCGAACTCAGAAGACGACAAGATCCTGACAGTGCACCGAGCCTCACGGAGCAATGGCTCCAGCGTGCGAGCAGGCGAGTACGAGTCAATAACGACCGGCGTCCTGCGCTTAGCAACAGACCTGATAAATCGGACCAACTCCTTGGACCCGCCCTCAGTGAATGGCTCAGTCTCAATCAACTCAACATGCAAACCCTCATCCGCGAAAAACGCGAACGACACAGACACCCACGTCCGATCAGGGTTCATATCAACACCAATAGCAGCAACCGGCCAATCTTCAGACGGCGACTCAATCGCACGCGCCTCCCACGCCCCAGCAGGAAACGCCACACTTCTCGACGAAGTTTCGTCCCAAATCCCCAGTGCTTCACGACGGAAAGAATCTTCACCAAATGATTCCATCATCCGCAACATAGCGTCCTCATCCGTATGCGCAGGATATGAGGGGTTAGCGATAGCCCACTGCTTGCGATCCTCTATCTTCGCCTTACGGTCAGCACTGAACTCGATGTATAGCGAATCCTTAGACTCACCAGACAACGCCCTACGACGCTTATTCTCAAACATCTCAGAGTTATCAATAGGACGCGGTGGGGTGCCCATAATGAACATCATCGGATTATGAGCACGGTTCATAGTAGGGACAAGGTTCTCCATAGCAGACTCAGACATAATCTGACCCTCATCAAGAACCAAAACTTTCACCATGGTCTTACCGCGACCAAAGCCCATCTCACGAGCTCCGAACTCGATCCGAGAACCGTTAGTGAAAATTATCCTCTGTTCCCCATTTGCCTGACGAACCTTGCTAACAAATGGCCAAATATTCGGAAGCTTCGCCATTTCCTGCATCGACTCAAACGTCTCATCAGCAGTAGTAGTCCGATGCGCTGTCCAAATGACCTTCGACTTCTCTTCTAATAAGCACATCGCAAAGACTACTGCGCCTATGAGAAACGTCTTGCCCACCTGGCGAGGGATAGAAAGCACGACACCGCCACGGGACGCCGCGAACCTGCCATCCTTCCTCTTTGCAAAAAACAGTTGACCAGCGGCATCCTGCCAAGGATCAAATGTAATCCCCATATCCTGGCACTTCTTGCGAACAACTGGCCAGCTAGTTGACACTATCCCGTCAGGGAGGACCACATGACGGGCTGACTCATGCAGTATATGGATTGAACCTTTGTTCTTCGGCATCTAACTTAGACACCTCCGAATCAGCTTCACCCTCAGACTCCGCTATGATTGCCAACTCTTCATCAATTTGCTTGGCGATTTCTTCATCGCGACGCATCAGCGCGGCCAGATCACGTGCCAACGTGTTCGGGTGCTCAATATGGGCGATCAAGATGCGCCGTTTAGCCCGTAATTCTTCTAACCTGTCATTCGTCTCAAAAGCCTTACTCAAAGACTTCGGAGGCACCGGCATGTCAGCATCCGTAGCAAGGCGGACAGGTGGCAACTGTTTCTTACCAGCCACTAAACCACCTCCAACTCAAGTAGAGGCGCATCTTGTCTAATCGAATTACAAACACGATGCGCAGTTTTCAAATTCTCAGGATCATCCGAGCCACCAGCACTGCGCGGGATAATGTGGTCCAATGACGGTGCATAGTCATCGTTATAATGTGCTTCACGGTCCACTGAATCGCCGCATAAATGGCAGACGTACCCATCCCGCTCATAGATATCATGCCGCTGCTCAACCGAAATCCAATCCCAATAAGCATCAACCGGATAGCGGCGGCCAGTACGCTCACGATAACGACGCTTATACAACGTCGAAGGATTCACCCCATGCTCAACGGCTACTCGACTTCGATGAGCCTTATTAGCGTCACGCTTAGCGCCAGCACAATCAGCGCACTTGCATCCAAGGTTGTAGCGGTAAACAGTGCCATGCTTAGCAGTAACAGGGGCTAAGCCCTTTTTTCTGCACTCCAAGCAAGTAGATGCACCCTGAACATGCTGGGCATTATTCCACATAGGGGCATCGCAGACTGAACACGTATTCCCTGACCTAATCGCCGACTTCATATTTCTGCATCGGTTAGAGCAATACTTTGACTTCTTCGATAGCGACTCGAATAATTCTTGGCAGACAGCGCAAGAATGACTGTAGATACTGCCGCGAGCCTCTGTACGAGATTTCCTTGCAGCTCTCTTCTGCTCAGCGGTAGGGGATGGGGTACCATACTTTCGCCAATTATAATAATGACGTTCACAGTAGCCCTTGCGGAGATACTTCCCGCTCATATCGGTGGCGCAATCAGGGACTAAGCATGTACGATAAGACACGCAATCACTTCCTCAACAAGTGGTTGTCACGGCTCCGAGGTGTTACAGCACCTGCGGAGCCTCTTTTATGTGTGGAAAACTACTCTACCATCTGCGAAATCGCCAGGGGAGAGGACCACGACTATGCCCGGGGGGAATTTAGAGCGAGCGGGAGGGGATGGCCCCCCCATATCATAAACTTGAATTGAGAGTCAACACACTACCCAAAAAAAGTTACCGCCATTTTCTGGAAGTTTTTACCGGCTTTTTATACCTAATGGATTCCGGTGCTCGGTTACCCCGTCTTTGGTTACATATCCTGTGTGCGAGGCGGATGTTGTTGCGGTCTATGTGTGATCCGCCTTTTGATACTGGTATGATTTCGTCTGCTTCGGGTGACATTGGGTGTAGTACGCAGCCGTCGCAGTAGGGTTTGTTGCAGTTTCGTTTGTGTTGTCCTTGTGCGAACTGGATTGTCTTATCTACTTCGTTTCCGCATAACCAGCAGTGTGTTTCTTCGCGGAGGACTCGCGCTCTGATCTTGTCTCTGGTGTGACCTTGTACTCTGCGCGGGTTGTAACTCATGAGTCACCTCACGCATGGTTGTTAAATGGTTGAAGCCCACCAAGCGTGTTGCTTAGTGGGCTTGCGAAGTATGTTGCTTAGGTTGTGTCTACTCGGCTAGGTATGCGTCGTCTGCCTGTCCTGCACCGTTGGGGTAGGTGGCTACCCGGGTGAAGTCTTGGGGTAGGTCGTCGCCGTGGTAGATGAGGACGGTACTACCTACACCAGCTGGGGAGGCCGCGTCGTCGTACTGGTCCTCTAGCTCTTTGAGTCGGTCGTATGTGTCCCAGTAGTGGTCGCTGTCGTCGTACTCTGGTTCCCATTCGGGGAGTGAGTATGGCAGTGATTTGAATTCGTATTCTGTGCCTGCTTCATCGAAGACGCTGATTTGGGGGAGTGCTGCGAGGGTGTCACCTTGCCGGTTGTCGATGTCGGCGGTGATGTAGGTGACTGGTTCGATGCCGAGTTCTTGGCGGAGTGCGTCGATCTCAGCGACAGCTTCGTGTGACGTGTCGGCGGGGAGTTGGAATTCTAGTTCGGTACCGCTGACTGCATGAACTTTGTAAGTGCCGTGTCCTGCTGTTTGCACTTCAGGTTCGCCAGTGTCTTGTTCATCGGCGTATTGTTGTTGGGCTTCTTCGGCGT